CACCACCGGCACCACCACCGGCACCCTCGCCACCGGCTCCGCCACCGGCACCTTCGCCCTGGAACTTGCGCAGCTCGGGCCGCCAAAGATCGCGAAACGTCATTCGTCTTCCTCCATCAGGATTTTCAACTCGTCGTGGGTCACGCCCATCAGGGCAAGGATCTGGACCGCCATGTCGCGGCGGCCCTTCTGGTAGGCCGCGCGCAGGGGGTCGATCGCGGCGTCGGAGGGCAGACCGCCGCGGTATTCGTCCGGCTGGATGGACAACACCCCGCCCAGCCGGATCAGGTCGCCCGCCAGCTCCGGCTCGACCCGCGCCGCCTTCTTCCACCTGAGCGCGAGGTCATGGGCCTCGCCCCGGGTCGGGATCATCGCGCGGATCACGCTCATGCGGTCAAGGATCTTCACTGCGGCGCCCCCTCAGCCATGCCCTGCGGCTGCACCGCGGCGGCGGCCCCGGCCACGTCCTTCAGCGCGCCGGCGCCTTCCCTGGCCATCGCCATCGCCTGCGCCATCTGCGCCTGTTGCGCGCGCTCGGCCGCGATCTTGTCGGCCTCGTCGCGGCCGCGCAGCAGCTTCGCGGGCAGGCTCGGGCTTGCCTCGTGCAGAACCTCGACCAGCGCATCCTCGTCCAGCCGGTCCATGACGCGGGGCTTGGCCTGGGCAAGGGGCGCAAGGTCAGCCAGGAACTGGCGCACCGCCAGCCCCTCGCGGGCCTTCATCGCCATCGCCGCGGCCGACTGGTAGCGGACCTGAAGCGGCAGGCCCTGCGCCTCGGCTGGCGGCGGCGGGATCTGCCCTACCTTCCACAGAAGCCGGAACCGCCGTTCGAACTTGCGCGCGGCGTATTCCTCCATGATCCGGTCCGAATGCGGGGCCCAGTTGCGCATCCGGGCCTCCTCCATGATCAGCGTCTCCTCGCTGGTCATGCCGGTGCGGCCCTGGACCGTCATCAGCGCATAGTGGAAGGCGTTCTTGATCTCCTCGACCTTGGCCAGCTTGTCCTGGTCGGTCAGGCCGGACCAGGCCCCGGTCTGCAACGGGCGCAGCATCTGGTCGCCGCGCATGTTGAGGCCCCCATAGACCACATACCCCGGCCTCACTTGGCCATTCAGCTGCCAGTCCTCGCGCCCCGGCGCCAGCAGGGTCGGGTCGGACGCGAACTGCCGCGCGCGCAGGGCAGATGCTTCCATTTCGTGGTTCACCCGGGCCGAGGCCAGCGCGATGAACCCCGGGCCGGTGCCGATCGTGTGGCCGCTGTCCACGTCCCAGCGGGCGACATAGCCCGGCATATCGTCATAGCCCCGCTCCGAGATCAGGCACTCGCCCTCCTCGCAGACATAGCGCGAGACATAGGCCTTGCCCCTCGGGCCGATGCGGCCGGGCTGCCAGTCCTCGTTGATCAGGACGTGCTGGTAGAAGGTGAACTTCTCGGTCGCGTTCGTCTCGGCCGCCTCGCGGATCTTGTCGGGCAGCGGCCCGCGATCCTTGAACAGCTTCAGCGCCTGCCCCGGCACCAGCCGGAACTTGCGGATCCAGCCCCAGACGCGGCCCCAGGCATCGACCTCCCAGACGACCTCGGCCAGGCTCAGCGTCACGTCGATGAAGCGGCGCTTGCCCTGGTCCAGCTCGTCATAGCCGAACATGTTGCCGAAGGCGGCGATGTCGGCATAGCCCTGGAAGGTCGCAGGATAGAAGCTCGACAGGGCCGGCGTGAAGGACGCGATCACCCGCCGCGTGGCGATGTCGTTCCACTCGGCCATCGGCTTCCACTTGTTCAGATCCTCGTCGGGCGTCTCAAGCCCGCCCCAGCGGTTCGCCGGGTTGGTCAGGCCCGCGTAAAGTCCCGCGGCAAAGGACGACGCCGCCATGATCGGCTCGCTCGAAAGCGGCTTCTCGTGGCGCCGGCCGCTGGGATCGGACAGCGAATGCCCGCCCCGCTGCGGCCGGATCAGCCGCGCGATCTCGTCCCAGCTTTCTTCGTGTTCGGGCCGCTGGTTGGAGCTTTTCAGCTCCTCCCAGCGGCGGATCGTGGCCTGCGCGGCGGGATGCTTTTCCCGCGCCAGCGCCGTCACATCGCCGGCGATCGCGTTCATGCCGCCACCCCGCCCATGGTCGAGGTCGACGGGATGCCGGACGGCCCGGTCAGCACATAGGCCGCGGCGCCGGCGCGACGGCGGCGCAGCCGGGCCTCGGCGTCCGCGCTCTTGATCGCCTCGGAATTGTCATAGGCCGCGATCGCCTGCGGCGCAGGGGTCTTCACGGAAGGCATGATGCACATGGGTTCACTCCTCAGGGGTTGGGGCGAGGCAACGCGGATCGGGGTCTGAAGCCGTCCAGGCGAACTGCCGGAACGTCTCGTTTCCATGCGGGCCAAATCCCGGCATGTCGCATTCGTGGGCAAAGCCCGTGAGCTGCAGGAAGGCCGAGGCGCGCGGGTGCCGCGCCCAGGCGCGCGCCTCGATGCGCGCGATCCCCAGTTCGTTGCAGAATTCCGGCATCCTGTCGCGGATCAGCCGCGCCAGTTGCACAAGCGGCCGGCGGAACCGCTCGTGATCGCGCGCCAGCATCGCCGCGCCGGCGACGCCGCGCTGGCCCGTATGGGTCAGGGCGACCAGCGCGAACGGCGCGTCCAGCGCCGTCGGGCCGGTGTGAACGACCCAGCTGGCCGCCCAGGCCTGCCGCATGGCCCGCCAGTCCCCGAACAGCGACAGGTGATTGACCGCCTCCCCGCGGATCGCCTCGGCCTCGAGGAAGTCGTAAAGGTCGAGCTGCCGGAAGACGGCCATCGCTGCCTGGTCGGAATGGGGCCGCGCGTCGATCATTCAGAAGGGCTCCTCAGTCGGATCGTCCTCGACATGCGCACTGGCAACCTGCGCTGCCCGGTCAAGGGTCCAGCCGTTGGTGCAGGTCTCGCACCAGTCGCAGGTTTCATCGGTGGAAGCGGTGCCGCAGATATCGCAATCCTCGATCTCGACACCGCAGCCCTGGCATTTACGCGCCATCCGCCCCTCCCCCGCACAGATCCATCGCGTAGCGCAGGCCCATGGCCGCGATCTGCAGCGCCTCCTTGCGCGCCTCGGGGCCGCGTCCGGTGTCGGCCCGGACATGGTCGCGCAGCTCCTCAAGCTCTTCGAGGATGACCGACCAGCCCTCATGCGCGGACCTCATCGGCCCGTGCTTTGTGATCGCGCGGGCCAGCTCGGCCGCGACCTCGGCCGCCAGCGCCTCGACCTCTCCGCTGGCGGCGGCAGTCTCCGCCGCGCGCTGGTTCACCTTGTTGGCCTCGATCAGCTGCTCGACCAGGTTGGCGACAAGGCGGTCGTGATAGCCCGACAGCCAGCCGACGAAATCCGCAAGGATATCGCGCTCGATCTCGGTCAGGGGAACCACGGCGGCGGCCGCCGCGATCCCCCCCTTCTCGGTCTTCGCGCCCGCCATCAGGCAGCCTCTGCCTTCAGCGCGGCGCGCCGGGCGGCATTGGCCCAGTTCGACAGCGCCCCCCGGACGCCGGCGGTGCCAGTCGCCCGGATCCCGGCCAGCGTGACGGACCAGCCAAGGGCCGGGCCGTCGTCGGCGATCTTCGCCCCTTCCTCGGCTTCAAGCCGGTGGACCAGATCGTTCTGGTGCTGGTTCAGCTTGGCGTCGATCTCGGCCGCCAGCGCGCGCAGCTTCGCCGCGTCGGGCTTGGGGGCCTTCGGCTTGCGGGGGGCGCGCGGCTTCTTTTCAGCTTTATCGGTCATGGTCTTCCTCCTCGGGTTGATGGTCAGGAAACAAGCGCCGCCGCGCCGCCCAGGAAGAACCCGGCGGACAGGGCGGCAGGGATCAGCTGCACCAGAAGCGGCGTCAGCGGATTGCGAAATGCACGGCCCTCGGGCGCGGCCAGCATCATGATGCCGACCAGGTAGGCCGCCAGCATCGAGACGAGCGCGCCGACGACGCCCCACAGGAACATCGCGCCGCCGGGCAGGCCCAGGGCAAGAACGATGCCCAGCCCGCCCGCGTTCAGCCCGACAAGGCAGCAAGCCCCGCCACACCGATCGCGCGCAGGGCGTCGCTCAGAATGAATTCCTGCTCGGTCATCGCTCAGGCCTCCACTGTGGGCTTGCTGTCGCCGGCGTTGGCCTGGACCCGAAGCTCCTTGATGCGTTTGTCGAGCTGCCAGGCGATATCCTCGCCGTAGCCCTGGCTCGGTCCCGGGATCAGCCCCACGATCCGCGAAATCACGCGGAAGGCTTCGGCCTGCGGCTCCAGCGCCTCGATCTGCCGCCGCTGGCTGCGGATCTCAGAGCTGCACCGCTGCATCATTTCGATGGCTTCTCTGTCTTCCATCAGTTCAGTCCTCCGTTCGGGTTCAGGATGTCGTAGCCGGTCACCAGCCCCGGGGGCGGCGGCGCGCCGCGGCGTGACGGCACGCCCGGCTCGGCGCCGCCCGCCCGCGTCTCGGGGAAGGAATGGGGGGAAAGCCCGCTGCCGCGCACTTCGCTCAGCATCAGGTACTGGGCCGCGTCCATGACGTTGGCCTCGGTCAGGCGCTTGTCGGGCACCTTGCGCTTGTCGCCCGATGCGTTGACCTCCTCGGTCCAGACATAGCGGGCCTCGAAGCCCGCGATCAGGAACTTCGCGCCGGGGTCGATCAGCAGGCCGGGCAGCCCGCCCCTCGTCGGGGCCTCAAGGGCCGCCCGCACGGCCTCAAGGCGCGGCTGGATGCGGTTCGCACCGATCTTCTGGGGCCGGACGCGGAAGCCGGCGGACTGCCCCACCAGACGGTTCCAGGTCTCGTTCTCCTCCTCGGCCAGCGAAGATCCCTGTTCGCCCGCCATGTCGCCCCAGCCGCCCTCGATGCGCCAGCCCGGCCAGCGTTCCTCGAGGTAGTCGGCCAGGCGCTGCCCGAAGACCCGCGCCAGCAGCCGCTCGGCCGGGAAATGCAGCTCGCCCAGGATGCGCCAGTGGATGTGCCGGTCCCAGCCGGTGCCTTCGGCAACGCACTGGCCGATGACGGCGGCACCCTTCAGCCCCTGGTCAAGGCCGATGCGCAGGGGCACGCCCGGCAGCGGCGGCACCGTCGCCTCGGCGACATGGACGCGGCGGTTGAACTCGCGGGCAAAGACCGGATCCCCGGCCTTCAGGTGGACGATCCGGTTGTAGACCAGGCGGG